TATACTTTCCTTGCCGACAAATCCGCCACAATGACAATGAAAGGCGGAATACGGAGGAACTTTATTTGATCGAAGATGGACGCCTGAAGATGGCGCAATCTCTCCGGGATCAGCACCCAGATGTAACGCAGATCAAGAAAAGATGGGGACGCTGGCAGCATGTAGTTAATTATAAGCCCTTCAAGGGGAACCGGCTAATAAAAAAGTCTGATATAATTATCCCTGAAGGGGTGAATAATTACGGGATGGATATATGAATCATTCAGAGATACAAATTTTCCCCGTTCGATTAACTGGACAAGATTATCTCAAAGCCGGAGTACCAGACTATAAGGGGAGGATACGACCATGAGGGGAGGATATCGCCCAAATTCGGGGCCCGCGAAAGGTACCGTCTATCGACCAAGGAAATCTAAACCAGGGCAAGAGGCCAAATCAAAGCCGATCCCCAAGCCCAAGGAGCCGAAGGAGCCGACCGAGCGGGAAAAGCTCAAGGCGATGCTGGCAATGGGCATCAAGGCAAAGGCGAAATTCTATCAGGATTTCCTCGTGCGGATTAGCCACGGCGAAAAGCTGACAGTCTCAGAGCAGAAGATGATGGATAAGCTGGGAGCGGAACTGGCGGAGGAGCTTGGCGAGAAGGAACCGGAAGCAGTCGAGGCCGAGGGGGAAAAGCTGGAGCCAGGCAAGGCCGGGGAGGATCTTGAAGCTGACGCTTATTTGCGGATGGTCTGGAATGATCCCAATATCGAGCACACCCTGCGTATTCGGGCGGCTGAGATTGTCTTTAGGGGGCTTTGGGATAAACTAGGCAAGAAAGAGGAAAAGAGCGCCAGGGCAAAGGCGGCGGGTGGCGGGAAGTTTGCCCCGTCTGCTCCGCCGAATTTGAAGGTGGTTAAAAAATGAAAGGAGAAAAAATGAAAAAGTTAGAGAAGGAAATATCTGAATTATTGGGTAGTGACAAGGAATTTATCAAGGCGAATAAGAAACTGCTAGATGAATATAAATTCAAACCAGAGGAACTTATATATTTCGCCTATTCGTGTATAACGGTGGCTTATATCAGCACAATCATAGAGGATTCAGCGCCGGAGACCTCCCCGGTCGATATTGATGATGATCTTATGGGGGGGCTCGGGATTAAAATAGCGACGCAAAATGTCTCGAAATTAAAAGCAGGCAAAGACGGCTATATTATATTATGAACTGGCACACGCAATGCAAAAACTGGGAAAGCAAAGTAATGAAAGGGGAATCTCTAATCTCCCTCCCCCCGCTATTCCCCCAAGAAGCAGACAGCGCCCTTGCCGTCTTCAAGGAATTGCAGCTTGTCGATGTGCTGAACCATCCCACACTTGGCGAGGCTGGCCGTCCCTGGCTGTTTGATTTTGTCGGCTCCATCTTCGGGGCTTATGACGTAGAAGCAGGGCGGCGGCTCATTCAGGAATTTTTCCTCCTTATCAGCAAAAAGAACAGCAAGTCGTCAAGCTGCGGGGCCGGGATCATGTTGACTGCCCTCATTCGGAATTGGAGGGAATCGGCAGAGTTCACCATCCTTGCCCCCACTGTAGAGATCGCCAACAATTCATTCTACCCGGCCCGCGATATGGTCCGAGCAGACGAGGAGCTTTCAGACTTGATGCTGGTGCAGGAACACTACCGGCAGATCACACACAGGGGCACAGGGGCGACGTTGAAGGTACTCGCGGCAGATTCAGAGACGGTCGGAGGAAAAAAAGCCACTGGAATCTTGATAGACGAATTTTGGCAATTCGGTAAGCGGGCGAGGTCTGAGAATATGCTCCGTGAGGCTTGCGGAGGGCTCGCGTCCCGTCCGGAGGGCTTTGTTATCTACCTGTCAACGCAGTCAGATGAAGCCCCGGCAGGCGTTTTCAAGCAAAAATTAGACTATGCCCGTGGTGTTCGGGATGGGGAAATTGATGATAATTGCTTCCTGCCTATCATTTATGAGTTCCCAGAAGCTATTCTGAAGGCGAAAAAGCACCTCAATCCCAAGTATTTCTATGTGACGAACCCTAATCTTGGTGCCTCTGTAGATGAACAATTCATTCTACGCGAGTTTAAGAAGGCCGAGAATGACGGCGATGTGTCCATGCAAGGCTTTCTTGCAAAACACCTCAATATTGAGATGGGGCTTGCCTTAAAATCTCAGCGTTGGGCGGGCTCCGACTTCTGGGAAGCGGCGGCGGGCGAGGTCACGCTTGAATTGATTTTTGAAAAGTCGGACGTGGTTGTGGTGGGGATCGATGGCGGCGGGCTTGATGACCTTCTCGGGCTGGCTGTCTTGGGGCGTGATACTGAGAACGGGGATTGGCTCTTATGGACCCGCGCATGGTGCAACCCGATTGCCCTTGAACGTCGCAAGTCGGAGGCCCCGAAATACAGAGACTTTGAGCGTGACGGTGATCTGGTTATCGTCAAAGAAATCGGACAGGACATACAAGAGGCCGGGGATATTGTAAGGCAGTGCGAAGCCTCGGGCCTTCTTGACCGGATCGGAGTTGATCAAGCCGGGATCGGGGCCATTGTTGATGAGATAGAGCAAGGGGATGAAAAGGGAGAAGGGGCTATTGAGCACGACAGGATAGTGGGAATCCCTCAGGGATGGCGGCTGAACGGGGCTATCAAGACCACTGAGCGCAAGGTGGCGGAGAAAACCTTGATCCACGGCGGTCAAGCAATGATGAACTGGTGCGTTGGTAATGCCAAGGTGGAGCCGAGAGGGAATGCAATCAGTATCACCAAGCAGGCCAGTGGGACGGGGAAGATAGACCCGCTGATGGCTGTCTTTAATTGTGTAGCATTGATGGCTCAAAACCCCCAAGCAAGAAGACAAGAATCAGCTTACGAGGGATTGAGTAAGGAAGCGATCTTACAAGGTATGGCATTTTAAAAAAGGAGAATTATGAGCGACACTCTAACACGCTGGGGCGATATAGCTCTATATCTCAATGTAAGCGAGAAGACAGCCATGCGATATCACAAAAAGCGGGGCCTCCCTGTGGTGAAAGACCCCGCCGGGCACCCGATTATCAAGAAAGAAAACATCGACAAGTGGCGGTTGCAGACTAAATATCAAGCGTAATGTTGATATCTTCCAAGTCGATATTCATAGCCGCGAGGTCTTTGGGTAGATATTGATCCGAAAGACCGCCCCCGATTAGAGAAGGGAAGACCTGATCACATTTTCGGGTGCTTTTTGTAAGGCCGGGCGGCATCTTCTCGAAAATCTCAGCAATGATCTCCTTGAAAAACTCACAGAGCTCCAAACTATCGTCAAGATCAAATTGTTCAAGTCGCGGGTTCCGGTTCAGGTTCATGCTCGACCTGACACAGATATTCCAGCCCTCATTTCTCAGCAAAAAGAATTTGGCGTGGTTCCGAGTCATCCTGATGTTCTCTTCCCCCCAAACCTTGATGACTTCCTCGACATATTGGGGTTGCCGACCAGAAAAGGAACGATCCAGACAGAGCGAAACAGACGTAAACGCGCCTTGATCTATCAGGAGCTTGAGGTTTTGCGTGTCTCTGATCCCGGTACTCCACGTCGAAACGGTGAGCGCTGCCGGGCCGATTTGATTAGATACAGCCTTTATCAGGTCGAGGAGCGAAAATTGCCCTTTCGTTACGCCAATAATACTGCAATTCCGGGTAAGTTCGCCAATACAACCCCATGCCGCCTGGTGAGGTGAGATTTTCATTATTCGCTTGGGGGCTTGTCATTTCATTTTGATTCCTTCCGGGGTCTTCCACCCTTCCTCCCGTTCTCGCGGGATGCGGCGGCCTTGCGCTCCGATTTGATCCGTCCCAGGGCGGCGGCGGCGGCACTTGTGCCGAATTTCTTTTTGCAGAGCGAGCAAGAAAAACCTTCGCCCTTGAAAATCCCTGACGTGGCCCTGCCGGAATCCGTATCATATTCCCCGATGTGCCTCTTTTCCCATTTTACCGCGCACCTAAGGCAGATTTTCCCTTCCGGGAATCCACATCCCTCTGGATATATAATCCCTATTTCCTTCTCCATAATTTTCTCCTCCTTAATCATCTTCGATTTTCATGTTTGCTTTCCTCGCGGCGGCGATCAACACATCCGCAGAGGTTTGGCTCATCGTGCGCCCGCCAACGATCTTTCCATCTACGAAATTTATCCCGTAGTAGGGCTGCAATTCCGTGGAGGAGATCCGATTCACGATGGATTCGTATTCTTTTCCCTCTTCTGCTCTGATTATCAGGGTGCTTTTGCTTCCGGCTGTGATCTTCATTTTCCTACCTCCTGTTTTATTTTTGTTTCCCTCTCTGTTGTCTATAATATATATCCTATCGTTCGGTTTGTCAAGCTTTATTTTCAATTATAACAAAAAAACATTATCAATAATATTAACACGTTACGCCGTTACTACCTCAAGCCAGCATCTGCCAATTCTGAAGCTAAACCCTCTGATATCTGATCGTTTCATTGACGCCTCCTTAAAGTGTTTCCCATTTACCATAGCATGGCAGCGACGGCGGGTGTCCTGGCCGATTTCTAAGGTATTGGATTCCCGTGCATCCCGCGTTTGGCGTTCCGTAATCATCCAACGGATCAAAAGCTCGCTCGGATTCAGAATCGTCGGAAACACCATCATAGTAAATCTCTCCATCGTCGTCCAGCAGGCGGAAGTTCTGATTCAAGAGCTGCCCAGGTCTCCAGTCCACAGATTTAACAACGACATCTTTTTCCTCTGTCCAGTCATAAGTAATCATCCACATAGTTTAATCCTCCTTCCTCGCTGGCGACCTTGTTATTCCAGAGCGTTATACTCCTCCAGCAGTTCGGTTATTTCCCCGATTATCCGGGCCTCCTCGCTTAAACGTTCGATCAATTGTTCGTCGCCAAACTCTTTTTCCGTTTCCAGATCGTGCCGCCGCTCCTTCCTGCCCTGTAAACGCTCAAGGGTATCTTTCAGCTCCTCAAATTC